CCGTCAAAGCTATCAGTATCCAAAGCAAGCTCTTGGTGCCTAGGAATATACCAAAGCCTGATTTGTTGGCTACCGTTTGGAGTAGGAATAAAAACTAGATTATTACCTCTGACTTGATACATCAGATTGTAGTTTCTTACGTTATAAAAAGGTTCACGGAATCTATTTCGCTCTTGCCATCTGAAGGCCTTAAGAGTGATTGCTTGAGTAGTGGAAGTAACATAATCAACGCCCATTAACTTAAAAAAATCAGCAGGCAGGGGATAGGTATCCTGATTAATTGTAGTCGTGAAGTTATAGCTTGAAACGTAATAGTTCTCACCTCTGGAATTTACCAGTAGGTCGTATAACTCACCAAATGATGCGTTGATAAAATAGTTAAGCTCGGCATCAGTTATAAATCTTGAGTTCACCATGTCAGCACGTTGCCGTGATCTATTTCGAAGCTCTAAAAGTGTAAAAGATGCCATAGCTCAACCTTTGATTAAAGTTTGATTTCCAATTCTAACTCTCCGCTTTCTTCTTCTTTTTCATATTGCTCGCACTCATATTTAAGTGCAAGGAATGAAGAGATAAGACGCTTAACGTCTTTAGCTTCGATAGCTTTTAGAAATTCTTGAGCGCACATTTTGGCCGCATCAGAATATTCTTTTGGAGAAGTAGAATATTTCTTTTCCCCATCAAGAATACCTTCGATAAGACCATCAGTGATGTTTTTCTTGCTAGATTCCATCATAAACATAATGACTCCTAATCAACTGTAGAGTTAGAAAGGACTAGGCAAAGAGAAATTTCGCAAGCGTCAGTCACGTCAGCAAAAGATCCAGCAACCATAGTTTTAACTTTAAAAGTTTTATTAGGTAGATCAAAATCAGTAAAAACTACTTTTAAGTTTTCAGCAGAATCAATGATCCCACCGTTAGCATAAATGAGTTTGTAATATTCATCTTCAAGAGTAACAGTGTAAATACCTGTTCCTGATTTAACTACTGAAAGAACGCCTTTAATAGCAACTGTGCCAACGGCAGCAGAAGCCGAAAGAGGAATGCTACCAGCGATTAAAACAGGCTTTTTAAAGAATGAATAAAAGAACTGCGTGAAATATCTATTTGCCACAAAAATCTCCTTAGTTTTAGAGTTGTCCCTCTATCCTGGATTAAATTGCCAGGTCAAAGTAAAAAGGGAGGGTTTCCCCTCCCTCGAAAATTAGATTGAGAATTGACCGTTAGCACCTGGCCAGTTACAAGCGATTTGAGCGTAGTAACCAACACGGATTTCGGCTGCATCGTCGTTAGAAACTCGGAGCATTTTTAGTCCGTCCATATCTAGAATCATTGGCATACCTTCTAGAGAGTGAACTTTCCAAGAATCCAACTGAAGCATGAACATTTTGTTATCAGGACAGTTACGGTCTGGAATAACAGTAGCGATTGATTTGCCAAGATTTACTTTAACACCTTGGAAACCGATGTTTGCATCTTTAGCAAGGATGTCAACGAATTGAACCTTAGATCCTAAAGACTTAGTTAGATCAGCGTACTTTTGGAAAGACATGAATACGTGATCAACTTTACCGCCATCACGGCCAATCTTCATGCCACCCTGAATAAGAGCTTCTTCGATAGGAAGAGAAGAAAGGTCGCCACGGAAACCAGCAAGACGTGTAACGTCAACTGAACGATCAACACCAAAAAAGTTATCACCGATTGAAGGAGCGATAGAAGGAATCCAAGCTCCTAGACCTTTCATCTTTTTGTCATAGTCACCTTCTACTGAAATGTAGTCGTTAACAGTGGCAGCAGGGATAGCTGTAGAGATGTTAGCATCTACGGTTACAGTCCCAAGCTCACGGTCTACACCTACAACAGTAAGAACACCAGAACGAACTGAACCACCACCGTTAGCAGCAGAAAGCTTGATTTTGTAATCAACTTCGAAGAAAACGATATCTTCGATGTTTCTAAGCTGGATAGTAGTAGAGGCAAGAGTTGTAGAGGCAGCAAGCTGACCAATAACACCCGAACCGTTTCCATAAACAGCTTGAGCAGCAGAGTTAGAAACGTTCAATTGAGCAGAATCAATTTCTTGCTTAAGAGCAGAAACGAAAGCTCCAGAATTGTTCTTAGAGGCAAGAATCAATTCGTTTGTAATACGAGCGACGGCATAGTCAGATACACGAGAATATCTGAATGCAACGTTTTTAACGTTAGTTGAGTTTGATTGAGCTGTTGCGAAAGTAGAAGAACGGCCAGCGTTTGGAGCGTACTTCAATGGGGCTTTAGCATCTTCACCGTAGAAGTCAGTAGCTTTAGGCATAAGAGCTAGAAGAGGGTTATCCTTATAGGTAGCATCTTTTGGAAGACCTGAAGGGAAAATAGTTTTTAAAATTGCTGCCATATTAATGGTCGAAGCTGTCATAAATTACTCCTAAATTGATTTAAATTGTTGTTCAAAAAGTTTTGCCGCTGCCTTCAATCTTTCTTCTTCTGTTTTTAGCTCTGGACTATGAGCTGATGATGGGGCAAACGAGTCATCGAGAGTTTTTTGGCCAAACATTTTGCCGATAGGATCTTCGTCGCTTGATACGCCAAAGATTTTTTTTACTTTATTTGATTTTTGCATACCGTTAACTAATTCTTCAAGCTTTTTTTCATATAAATCGCAAGCCTCTTGAAAAGTCATCAATTTCGGAGTGCCTGACTCCGCTGTTTTCAAATAGACTGTTTTGATCACATTAAAAACTTCATCCGCTGCACCAAAAGTATTAATTAGATCAAAGTCTTCAGCTTTTTCAGAAATAAACTTTTTTAGTTCCTGATTATAATACTTAGACTGTTCCTCAATCTCTTGTTGCTTCTTTTGATTTTCCCTTTCATTAAGCTTCTCATCTAGCAGCTTCTTGTACTCATCATCTTTACTGGCTAGCTTTTGAGTTAGGTCTTTAATCTGTTTTTGTATTGGATCTAATTCATCATCTTCTAAAGATTGAATCATTTTTTTTTGTAGCTCTTCAAAAGGTAATCCTTTCTTCTTAAAGAACTCCGCTGGATTCTCTACAGAAAGCCTATCCCATTCTTCCCACTGTGATAGCTTAGCGTTTCTCTCTTCAAGCTCTTTCATCTTTTGAGCGAGCTTCTTTTGTTGCTCTAGAATTCCTCTTTCCTTCTTAGATAGAATGGCAAGCCTAGATGACATGTCATCATCCATAGAGGCAACAGGCGAATCCTGCTTAATCTCGACTTCGCTAGAAGATTCTTGCGCCATGGGAACCGGGGTAGAAGTTGCTGATTCAATAATTGATGAAGTGATGTTTTCCATACTCGATTAAACTCCTTGAGTAGTATCTAAACTTTGTTCTAAAGGTAACTCTTCAACTGGCATTTCCATAGGCATCTCCGGAGGCATACTCATACGCTCTTTAAGAGATAGGGCATCATTGATCCATTTCTGCAACAAATCCAATCTCTCTTGTGGCAATCCTCTTGTCTTCATTTTCAAATAAGACGAATTCATAAAAGAGATACCGTAATCTAGATTCTGATATGGTTCAGGCGGATTGTATTGCTCATCGTTAATGATTAAGTAAGCAGTGTATCTAATATCATCGATGTAAGCATTCTTATTTTCGGTAATCTCTGTGATGTCTGGGAACTCTAGAAGAGACAATCCTTCCTCTGGAGTTACTAGCCCAGATGCAAGCATTTCCTGTACGTAGCTCAATCTTCCAGCAGGTGTCTTAGGAAGCATCGATGTTGGATAAGTTTGCATGATGTACTCTGAATGCTTTAATTTAATCTTTCTGAAATCAATCTTTTGAGCACCAAACTTGTCAGGTGAAAGAACAACCGGCTCACCTCCAGCGTCCGCAATGATCTTTGAGTGCATAATGATTGCATCGGCGATATCAAGGTGGAACTGTTCCCAGGATTGAGCTAATTCAGCAAATCTTTCAGTCTCAATATCATTGTACTCTCTAAGTGCTTTTCCAGAATCAAGGCCAGCAGGCTTCTGGGACTGTGCTGTCAATTGAGATAAACCAAGCTCTTCAAATGCTTTTTGGTATACAAGAATAAACCACTCGATAACTGTAGGATTAATCCCGTTAGGAAAGTTATAGATTGGAGGAGTGTTTTTATATTTAATGATTGTCCCGACCTCGTTATTAAAATGGGTGTCAACAATCTCACTCATGTAATCAATGAGAATATTTGGAGAGCTCATAAGATTCATTGATCTTGAGATCCTTCTAAGCATTCTGTTGATTTCAATTTGGTGCCCAGTGATAATCTCCGCTACGCCTTTAGAGTAGAATCCAACGGCATTAGGAACATAAGATAGCTTTATGTATGGGATCTTATCCTGCTCAAAGTCTTCATAAAGAAACGTGGCGGTTGAAATACCAATGAAGTGCTTTCCTTTATGCTTAACTTCTTTGCCTTCCTTGTCGTAGGTAACATGTGCGGCCCTAAATGCTTCAACCACTACGGCAAGCTGATGATTGGATTCAAACGAATCAACAAAGAATGGGACATCTGAAATGGAAGCTTCGTCAATTTCTTTGCTGAACTCTGGATACTTTTGTTTTAGAGTTAATTTATCAACGATCCTAACCTCATAAACAGTTTTCGGCTCTTGTCCGAACATGACTTCGGCTTGATTGATAATTAGGCTAGGCTTGAAAACTCTTTTACAGTGGATGTTACCTTGAGAATCATGCCAATGCTTAATAAAACCATCTCCGAATATACAAGCATCTCTAAATGCTTTCTTTGTTTCCTCGTATATCCTCATTTTGTAGAACTGGCCATAAACATATCTATCAAGCTTCTTTGCTTGTTGTTGCATGCCCCAGTCACCGCCATCTGTTAAAAATGTTGGCTTTACTTTATTTTTACAAATTTTAGATACGAGAGT